TCGTCATATATGTTAGATAAGACGAAGTATGCCGAAATCAAAGACTTAGTAGAAAAACTTGTAGAGTATCTAAATGACCAAACGGTCAAAATTCATCGCCGCTACAATTGTGTAGTTCCATATAAGATATACCTTTGATATAAAGGATTGGCTACCATGAATTTTAATGGACATCGAAGCCTTGGCCACTAAAATTTATACAACTCTAGGACCTGGGTACAGTGAGCGTGTATATCACAACGCTATGGAAGTTCTTCTACGAAAGAATGGTATTCCTTACGAGTCCGAAAGGATAGTGCCTATACCATTCGAGGGTCATATCATAGGGAATCTTCGAGCCGACATTATTGTCAATAATGAAAAGGTACTTGAATTTAAGACAATAAAGACACTCACAGATCAATCTGAGACACAAGCATTGAACTACCTAACTCTAACAGGTTTACAATGTGCTTATCTCATTAACTTCCCTCCCTTCTCTGGGAGAGAAGTTGAAGTAAGAAAGATCGTCAAACCGTTGGAATGAACTCCCATCTATTAGCCGCACAAATCTTTTTCCATATGACATCTTGTTGATACAACTTATCTTTCGATTTTAACAAAGGAAAATATTTCAAGTATGAATCTTCACTGAGAAGCTCACAAAATTTGTATAAAACAAATGAGTAACTCAAAAAGTTTTTACGATCCTTAGGACAGTTATCATCGAATGGTTTTTGAATATCCTTGAACATGATTCGTAATCGTTCCTCCAATTCTTGTGGCATGTTTGGTGGCTTGATGCCATTTAGTATATTGGTTATGTAAGGTACATGCTCATAATATTTGTTCCATTTCAGTTTTTTCAAAAGTCCTCTAATTTTAGCATGTGTAATATCCTCTACATTTTTGATCTTCATTTTTTTCAATTCCGCACGTAATTGTTCTATGACCTCTTCAGGTATGGTAGTCATCTCTTGTGCTTGGAATTGTGAGAGCCATTCATTGAAGTGATTTTCACGTTTGTATGAGTAGTTGATAATCTTTTCGAACAACTCCTGCTCCTCCTTATAAGTAGGTTCTTCGTTTGTAAGAATAGATACCACTAACCCACATGAATCACACACAGCCTCACTTGTGTCATGAAAGTAAACGATATTACTATATTCACAGTATTGACATTTTTCCTCCTCTTTTTGTATGTGCCTATATATATTCTTCTTTTCAACATCTATCAAATAGTCTGTGAAAATATCCTTTCTCTGAATACCATTCGTCTCGACTGCGTTAAATACATTGTCAGTACTTGTCTGTTCCTTACCTTCTTCTATATACATTTTCATATACGGCATACACTTTATGATATAGTCACTCATCTCCGATTCATAACGACCTTTATTGTGAGGCTCCTCTTCTATTAGACGTGTCCAATTATCAAGTTTATTCTTGTATCTACTTAAAAAGTTACCTTCCATTAATAATAGATGTTACGTAATCTTTTAAGCAATGTCATTATATGGTTGTATGGTATGTATCGTAGGATTACCGATAAACCCGATTTTAAAATTGAAAGTAAAGAACTCGAATATTGTGTAAATCATGACATGGAATATACAGTAGATGAAGATGGATTTTGGGATAAAGAATCAAAATATTGGAACGATAAAATACTAAACTTTTACTGGGTAGATGTGTCGGATGACGCACATGTAGGAGAGAAAGTTCCCGAGAATGTGAGTCGTACGATTCTTCGTATCAAATACTGGTACAATAATAAGCAATACAAGTTTATTACGAATGATATTGAAGTAGTCTGGCCATATGCCGTCAGGGAATCAATGAGTTTCAATATCCCTTTGACAAGTGCTGTTTTACTTGATTTCAATAATAAACCTGTACGTGATATTACATCAAAGGTAAAAAAGTATGGTGGACCTAAGAGTGATTTCCACGGTGAAGATGTATCTATTCATGATTTTTTGAGGTACGATGAAGACGTTCTGAAAGAACAGTTACCCAAAATTAGACTGACTAATGCTTTGGGTATGACGAAAGTTATATCAACTCACGAAGATACGATTAAGAGTCTTCAGATACCTTAGAGGCAAGGTAAAACTTAAGCTCTCCCAAGTCAGCAACGTTATATTTCAAAATAAGAAATTTACTATCAGGTTCCTGCATCAACTGCACAGTTGAACACATGCTTGTAGCCTTTGTAAAGGTATTCATATATTTCAAAGAATAACACCCTGAAATGTACGGGCTTTCGTCGACACATTCAATTGTTGTGTCTTGATTGGCGAAATCTCCCATACACTTGAGTGTCAAGAAAGACTTATCACGAATGATCTCAATAGTTGTTCCAATGTTAGACATGTCTCTGCACATACGTTGGAACTCGGCTGATTGCATAGTTGTAACTGTGGTCATATTTTGTGTGGGAACCTCTATCCTGTTTTCGTTAATATCCAGGAGCTTGAGCTGAAACTTGGTCGTGGTTTTCTTAGCCTCACTCGTAATCTCGATGTCCATAAATTCTTTGCTCGACACGGATAGAGTCAGTACATCGTTGTTTGTGATTGTTTTAAGAAGCTTGAAAGTGTTTGTGATATTTATACCTGCTATGATAGGGTTTTCGCATGTGTACTCATCAAAGTTATCGGCCGACAAAAACACATCAACAAGTGCCACACGTGCAGTATCTAGACTAGTAATAGTCATACCATCTGGGTTGAAATAGACGTTAACGTCATTAAGGATATCCTTAAGAACTTCAAATGTAGATTTTATAGCTGATGCCTGTATAGTTACAAGTTTCATGACTAATAAAAACGCGTTTTAACTCTTTATATTATTATACGCTTCGTTGACACTACGATTAATTCGTTCTTCAAGTTCTTTAGTCATTGCTGGTTGTAAGGATACCCCATAATTATCTAAATTGAACACACCATCATCATCATCTTTACCATCAATCGACGACATAGACGATCCAAATGCACCAAACTCGTGATGTTGGAGACTGTTATTTGGTAAGAGTGATGTTAACCAGTTCTTTATTTCTTTACCGACTAAAAGTTTCCCATTTTTAGTTAACATAGTTGGGACTCTTGTGATACTAGACTTATAATTATAAGGTATTCCCTGTGTATTTATGTTATGAAATCTCACGAGCTGCTTAAGCTGAGGATTATTCTTAACATACTCAATGATATCAATGCTGTGAGGACAGTTGGGACTATACACCAGAAGAGACATCTTATAGATACTTCATTTATTTCTCGAAAAAAATTAACGCATATATAATAATGAACAGTGTTTACATACTCGCCGCGTTGGTGATTGCTCTGGTTATTTTGTTTTTCCCTGGCACAAAAAAAACCCAGCGGGAACTTGAAGTCGAACAGATGGTCAATGTAGATGAATTTGTTGAGAAGAAGGCTGAGATAGGTCATGACTTGATGAACGAACTTGTGATGGCTACAAATAAACACGTCAGAGAGAAATACAAGAAGCCCAACTATATTATTGAAACTATTGCTGCTAAAAAATTTGAACATCCCAAGACTGGTAACTACTTCTACAGGTGCATGTTTATGGTTATAAGCAAGGTCAATTTTGTTTCCGGTTTTACACTGACAGTCGATATCCGTGTTAAGCCCAAGGTAGAAGTTATAGGATCTACAAAGCAGCCCATCGATGTGATTCTTCCCAATGATACTACCCCTTATGAACAGTCTGATGTTCAAGCTAAAGAGTTTTTCAATTATGAACTTGTGAAGAAGAAGGTAGAAGTATCCGGGGTTGAGTTACAAGCGGCAAAAAATAAATTACAGTAATTGTAATGATCAATGCATCTGATATTGCAGGTATCGAGATGAACAGAAAAAAGAATAAAAAGGAGTTGTACAAGAAAATCCATGAACAATTCTGCAGAAAGATCCGACACACCGTAGAATTAGGTGGTAAATGTGTATTCTTACGAGTTCCTGCAGTTGTTTTTGGATTTCCAACCTATGACCGTTCCCAGGCCTGTACATATCTAAAAAGACAATTAGAGTTGGGTGGTTTTAATGTTCGAACCCTCAGTTCCATAGATCTTTACGTTACGTGGGGTTCAACCAAACGTACCAATAAAACAAGTTCCACAATCGTTTCTGATGATTCCGACTTGCCATCGTTTATAAATCTGAAAAAGATGGCTAATAAATACAGGAGCGGTGGTGCGTAGGACTTATAATAAATTTTGTATCTTCCTATAGTATACCATGTCTGAACCACTTGGAATTCTAGTAGAAGCTAAAAAAGAATACCTTTCGGCTCTTTGTCAGGTCATGGCTCCACCAATGATCGAAGTATTTGCTGAAATGTATGAAGAAGCTCACAAGATGTCTAAGGGACGCAAGGTTCTTATACAATACCAAAATCTGCTAAAGGAAGTTCCAAACTGGAGTAATGCTATGTCTAAGCGTCACAGCGATAACATCACTGGACGTTGTGCATGGTTCAATGATTTACTCGCCGCTGTATTTGTTAGTTGCGTGAAGATTCTTTCTTCTGTTCGTCTCAAGGCTGAGAATAAGAAAATTTCGTTAAAGGTTCCTAGCAACGAGGTTTTCATTCAATCTTGCTACGATAATGTTGCTAAAGAATTATACCGTGATCCCTACATTTATCACGAAGAGCAATCTGAGCATATTCGGGATGATAAACTCACTACACGTATTTCTATATGTATTGAGAACACCGTAAAACAGTTGATTCCTGTTCAACAGATTTTACAGACTTACATGTCTCCCGATGGTAATCAGATCAATATTGATGACGAAGAGCAAATCGAGGATACAGAAGACCCCGATGTATATGACGATATGAATGAAATGCCCCAGGAACCCCAAGCCGAATCCCCAGATGACTCGGAACAACCCCCTGTTGTTGAAACAGAGCCCGAGCCTTCTCCCGATCTGGATCCTACAACACAACCATCCGGGTTAGCTAACGAGTTTAAAACAATTCAAAATGTGCGATCCCCGGACCCAGAACCTCAACCTCAACCTCAACGTCAACCCGAAATGACAGGCGACGACGATGATGTTTTATTCAACGATGCTGCTGACCAGAGAACAAAAAAAGTTGCCTATTATTAAATGGAACTCTCAGACTATCTCCGAGACCCCGTGTGGGCAGGACTCATAGCAGCCCTCATTACCGCGGGATATATTCACGCGAAGGCTAGGATTAATAACGAAGATAAACTCCCTAACAGCAGCTATGTTAAACCCGCGGTGCTTAATGCCATTTTAGTGTATTTCATCGTAGCAAATGGTTTAGCACAAAGGGAGGTCATTTCTAGCGAACCTTTCTAAGTTAAAGATAAAAATATTATACATAGTATAAAATGGCTTCAGTATCAGCATTTAATGATATGATGGGTCAATTTCTTGTGGAATTGCATAAAACTTTCCCCGATGAGAAGGGAATCAAGAAGTTTATGACTTCTTTTGATCTTCTCAAGTCCACAAATCCTCGTAAGTGTGTTGAAGCCTATATGGGTGGTGTAGGTGCATATGCCCAGAAGATTACTCAGAAGGATGAAAGCTTCTTCCTTGATGATATTAAGGGTATTGAGTTTCTTCAGGACTTGAACATCGAGGAGTACTGGAAGGATAAGATGTCCGAGGGTACTAAGAACGCTGTTTGGCAATACCTCCAAACTTTGTACATGCTTGGTACCACTATTACTGCAATCCCCCAAGAGACGCTCTCCGTGATCGAGAATGTCGCCAAGGACTGTGCCGATAAGATGCAGAATGGTGACGGTCAAATCGATGAAAAGGCTCTCATGAACATGTTTAGCTCCATGTTGAAAAAATAAACTCAGTCATATATAAATGATGGTTTGGTTTGACAACCCACAGGAACTCATTAATCATAAAAAGGTTTTGCAGTTCTGGCCGACGAACAAGCAGACGGCGGAGGAACGAGTGAATGCCGCTTCACGATTCATCATCTACGCCGCGTGCTTTATCTATCTCATTCGTCGTGACCCCCGAATCTTCGTTTTAGCGGCCACCGTTTTAGGTGTTCTATACGTTATGTATAACTCCGGAATGGTTAAGGAGGGTCACGCTAGACCTACAGTAATTGAAGAAAATGCCGAGTCTACATGTGTCTTACCCACAGACGACAACCCTATGGGTAACATGTTACTGTCTGATTTCGTGGATCGCCCCGATCGACCTTCCGCGTGTTATCATTCCTCGGTCAAAAATAGAATCAGTAACTCTTTAGAAAATCGTACAAAGTACATGCCTGGTCGTTCCAGGACAGCTCTACCTGCGTATCAAGCCAACGCTATGGCTCGACAGTTTGTTTCGAATCCCGTAACTACGGCTGTTGGTGATCAAACGGGATTCGCTGAGTGGTGTTATGGTAAGAAGCTTGGTCCTACTTGCAGGACCGATAGCACATACTGTGACCCCAATGCGAGGGGTGTACAGCTCGAGGCGTTTGGGGGTTTGGATTCCGCGGGTGATAAACGATCTGGTATGCACAGAGGTTCTGGGTTGAGAGCTGGTCATGTAGCTTAATTTTCTCAAGTAATAGTAATATGGCGTATCAGCTCCAGCCAGGACTGAACATTCTTTCAGGTGGTGGTGCCCCTCCACTCAATAGGGCCGACGACGAGGTTTTCGTTTATCCTCAACCTAGTGCATTAAATTACTGCTGCCGCCCTTCTACCATGGTTTATGGTACTGCCCCTTATATGGCGGGTAAGGGTTCCCCAGCTCGTTTTATCGAAGTAAGTGATCAACTTCGTCCCCAAGCCACGACTCGTTTCAACAAGGTTGTAGTCACCCCTCATGAGAGTGGTTACTTCCCTATCAACAATACTGCGTGCAAGGTTCCTCTTCGTACCAGGACTTATGAACCTCTCAGCACACGTGCGTATGTTCAAAATAGTATGTTTAATCAAAGGTATTTACCACAGTAAAAATAATATTGGTTTCAAGTAAGAATGGCAGATCCTGTTTCTGTGATGGCAGTTGCCGGTCTAATCTACGCTGGTCGAAAACTTAGCGAAGTTCCAGAACAACCTAAAAAAGTTGTTGAAGAGGAGCCAGAACTATTTGAAACTGAGTTCGAAGAAATCGAGTTCAGTGACCCTTTTCAAGATAGGAAGACTGAAGTCGATTCCTTTTCTGTTATCGCCCCTCAAAGTCGCACAGGTGGTCAAGAGCTTTTAGATATGCGTGGTCGTCTCTATGATCAGGGTCGTATGAATAATCTTTCGCCTATTGAACAGAAGCTCGTTGGTCCAGGTTTGGGTGTTGGAGCAAACGTTGAGTCGGCTGGTGGTTATCAACAGCTTTTCCGTGTCAACCCCGTAAATACAGGAGCCTACCGTCTTACAACTTTACCCGGTCGTTCGGGTCCCGCCGTTGATATAAAGGGTGGCCGACGAGCGGAAATTGGTGAATTAACTCACAATCAACCCGAAAAAACTGCGTATCTTCCCGAGCGTCGTCCACCTGTATTTGGTCGTGCTCAGGGAATGAGTGGTGCAGTCCCACGTGCTTCTCATCAAAAGGCTATGCGAACTACCAACAGGTCTCAAACAGGCCACCGAGCCGATGGTCTCGATAAAACACCTGGGAAGCGTTTCATTCCTGCCCAATCTGTACCACAACTTCCTACACGCAACAAGGGTGATGTACATGATACACAATTTATGCATGTGAACAATCCAGCTCCTGGCATCTCCAACTTCTATGGTGGTTACACTGCGGCACCCGCTGCTATGTTGAATAGTGAGGGTATGGACAATACTGGCTACAGTGTTAATCAGCAGTTTGCGTATGGTATTCGCCCCGACGAACGTCGTTCTAAACCAAACAGGAGCGGAAATCCCGGTCGTATGAATGTTCGTGAGAAGCCTGTTAATCAGCACGGTGCTCTTACCACAATTCGCCATGACAAGACTCGCATTGACGGACGCACAGGTGGTGCCAATGGTGGGTGGATGCAACACTACAAAAAGAATCAGTACACCGAGCTTAACCCCTATAAGGGTAATATCAATCCTCGTGTGGCGGATAACGGGTTAGACATAGCTAAGAACCAACTTGCGAACAATCCTTTCAGCAAGACCATCAATTAATCATAAATATATAAATCAAAACACCCATTAAAATTTTATACGCAAATTTTAATGGAGGTCCATACTTTAGAAATCGATAGTAGTCAGCGCGACTCGAATATATACTCCTCCAACTTGAACGATTATACTGTTACCTTGGAGAACCCAATTTACGACATTACGAATTTCAAACTTGTGTCTGCTCGTATTCCTACTCCACAATTTTTGATTTGTGAGACTAATAATAAACTAGTTTTTTATACAATTGACCCTGCCCCCAATGCAACTTTATCTGGCCCTCAAAATGCGACGCTTCCACAAGGAAATTATGATGGACCTGGTATAGCTAATTTGTTTAATAGTTTGGGGAATAATATCAATTTAGGTATGACATATGATGCTTCAAATAACAAGTTCTCAACTGGTAACCCAACGTATATCAGTGATGGTAGTAGTGTGGGCACAGTTATACTGAATTTTAAGACAGGTGACTATGGATACGATGATAGTAGTGCGTCTCGTACAACACTTCATCAAATTCTTGGTGCACCCCCGGAAGACATTGAGATATCGAATGGAAGTAACACTAAATTTGGTGCAGCAAATTTCAACGGTCCAAATTCTCTTGTTTTAAAGATCTCAGCTGGTTCTGATGAATTTACACAAACTGTCTACACATCTACACCCTTCTACACAGGCCATATACTTCTCGATGGTTCAGACTTTATAAATTTTAACGGTGCTGACGACGTAGTTGAGCATAAGTTTCATTCTGGAAGTCAAAAAATGATTAAAGACATTCGAATTCAATTTTTCTATATGAGTCACGGACGTCTTATTCCTTACGACTTTAGATATCAGGATCACATCCTGAAGTTTCAGGTTGAATGTAACACTGGAAAGTTCAAATCACTCTCCAAGCACACTGCACCAGATGTTGGGGTTTTACCGCCGCCTATAAGCATCCCCGATTTTGAGGATCCGTATAGATGGAGACAATATGTCTTGATTTCTATAATTTTATTTTTTGGTGTGCTTACTCTGGTCATCACACGTAAGAAAGCTTAGCGGGTGACAGCGTACACGGGAGCGATGGGCTTCTTCACACCGGGGGAGAAGCGGGCGATCACAAGGTACACAACGACGGAGAGGAGAGTCGTGAACAGAGCGGTGAGACCGTAGTGGAGGCCGCCGTTCTTCTGGACGCGGACAATCTGGTTGATAGCCCAACGAACGAGATCAAGCCACGAGATGGCAGCCGCGAAGGAGAAACCCGCGACGACGGAGTTGAGAGACTGAGATTGGAGCTCCTTGGTGAGAACCTGAACAGTTTCGAGAGCGGCGGTAGACATTTACTGTAAGTATAGAAAATTATTCTGGTAATAATTCAACCTCATCTAGGATTTTCTTGTACTTCTGTGTAGAATAACCCTTAGTCCCCTGATTGTTTTCTTCCGACTCAGTGTCAGAATCCGAATCACTGTCTGATTCTGAGTCACCATCTATAACCTTAAATTCATTATTAGTCCACCCCACTGGGTCCATTACTATTAATAGCATTTTTTAACATGACTTCTGTCGGATTTTGAGGCTGCCACGAATCCCATCTGTCATAGGCTTCATTGATACGTTTGAATCTTTCTTCTGTACCAGAGTATCTTGCGAATGGTGGACAGTCCTGTTCGTCAATTTCTTCAATGATGTCATCTCCCTCTTCTTCATCCTCGTCATCTTCGTTATAAATTTCGGGGAATATAGTTCCGATATCCTCCCCAACTGTGTACATGGCACAGTACTTACTTGCATATTCGATATCTTCTGGGAGTACAATATCTCTCCCACAAGCTTTCGCATATTCACAAGCCAACACCATGGATTTTTCCAATACGGGTGTGACAATGTTCATCATTGTACTGATGTACTGCTCGGCCATATTGTCACCCGAATCACCAAAACCTGTTTGCATGTTCATGTCGTATTAAACATTACTCGCATCATACCTTTATCTAATCTAAGTATGTTGTAGCTTAAAGCGTATATATCGACGTGTCTATCACTTGTTGTATTCTCTGTCAGGTTGAACGTGAAAAGTTGGTTATTTACAAGACTGAAATTCACCTGTCCTGTTGGGAAATGTTGTTCAGGTTCCATACAGAAACTGTATGTGTAGAATCGCCTTATAAGTGGTGTCTTTGAATGATGGATAGCTGGTTGTATAGCCTTGAGGAATGCGAAGTTGCCTGTATCTTGATCTAATATTTGTGTGTCGTTTAATTTGAACTCTAGACTCTTTAGATTTTCATAAAAAATCAGTTTGTTTTCACTGGTGATTTTATCATTGTCGTAATCAAATGGTGATACAAAATCTAAATACTGTTCGTTATTTACACGCTTTACAATGAAGTATAATTCTTTTACTGGATTTAGAAACGAGGTTCTAAATTTATGTGATTCGATAGATCTGGGTGCTAAAAATCTATTATGTTGTAATTGTGTTATTATATAATCTCTCCTTTTATCCTTTATAATGGCCCGTTCGTATTTGTCTAAAAAGGCAACTTCTAATGACAATTTACACGATAGAACCTGTTTTGGATAAACTTGAGATACATCTTTATCGACGCCAACTACTACACTTAATTGCTGAGTATTTATATTTTTTACTCTTATATATCGATTTGGCACGTTGGGATCTTCATCATACAACGATACTATATGTTGACCATTAGTTGAAACGTCTCCAATACCAAATGTACCTATGGTACTGTTGTCATTCTCCTCATGTACACGACTCCATGCATTATTTTTATACGTGTATACTTCTATTAGGGTTCGATTGGGTGTGGGTTCAGATTGCACGTAAATGATTGTATTACCGTCATCTACCATGTAAAATTTTTTAAAAGTACCACTACCAACGGCTAGAGATGATTTTTGTTTCCACCCTGCTCCATCAAAAGAATATATGTAAGTAAAAGTAGATGTTACTATCGCTGCCAGTGTCCCATCTTTACTGAACTCAAATGCTAATGGGGAAGATTGTAAATTGATTGGTAAACCCTTAACAAGTGTTCCATCTTGATTGATAGTAAAAATTCTAATCAAGTTGTTTGTTGATGAATCGTGTTTAATAAATCTATTCACATCCTTTGACACAGCTACAATCTTGATGTCAGAACTAACAAAAGTAGATTCTGATATCGTTCTCGCGTCCGTCAAAGGAGTGGTCGGATTTGATATGAGAAACGTTTTAATATCGTCACCACCATACATAGTAAAAGCGGTTTCATCATCCGAAAATTTAAGACCTTCTAAAGACGACCCAAATGCTGTAGTAGCTAAAATGTTTGGTTGGGGTGGTGTTATCCACGGTATTGCGGGATCTGGATCCGGGATTCCTTCTACATACTGAATGTTTCTATAGTAGTTATCGAAAACTTCATAGATAAGAACCTGATTAGTTACATGATCCTGTACAGCAAAATATCTACCCGTTTTGGATATAGAAAATTTACTAAATGTTAAACCGGCACTACTAAGATTTACTCTTTTCTGGTTTAGAGACGCAGCGTCTGTGATAATTAACTGTTGAAATCCAAATGATATGTCGGTTCTGCTATTCACGCGAACCTGGTTACCAGATAAATAATGATCTACTCGAATTAAACCATTATCAGATATTATTGTATCATTTAAAGGCCCAATAGGTAAAAATTCGTTCGTATTTTGTGAATATGAAGTACTCGAATTAAAAGCAACAGTATCTTGTACTTGAGCTATTAAACTCTGATAACCTGCACCATACACATTACTTCCAGCGTCGACTATATTTTCGACACTTTTTACAACAACCTCGTCATACCCTTCGACTGAACGAGTTAATTCTTTGAGGTTAATTACATCTGTCCCAGTAGATCTGGTGATGTGTAATTTTAATTTATCGTCACTCATTGAAGCAAACGTCCCACCATCACCTTTATATCTATGGACTTCTGTCCACTGTGTTGTGGTTCTATCATAAACATATAAACGACCAACCCCGTTTTTAAGTGTTGTACCATGATCGTACTGCTCATTTACGTTATACACAAAAAAACTGTTTCCATCCTTTGAAAATGTTATTAAACCGGACTCAAACAATGTAATGTTTTGGCCATATCTAAACCAGTCAGTTGTATAACTGTATATATACGTAATGTTGTTATTTAACACAATTAATAATTTTGTACCATCGTGTGATAAATGTACCTGAGATATTGGACTATTAACTGCTTTGTTGAAAAAACCCCCTAAACGAGTTCCGGTGCTTATGTTAAATATTTCAATTTTTAAACCCGTACCTTCTAGACAATAAAAATTACCATCACCCGACAACGCCAGTATTGATGGATTGGGTGTGTGTGTATAATTAGACCCATTCCATATAAACAACCCCGCACCAACTTCTAATATAACATTTCCATCATCTGAAAATTGTATAGTATTACTGGTATTAATTGAAGCTGTGTATCCAACCCATTGACTATTTTCGTATCTGTATATATTTACAGGTGTCACAATTATGTTCATACCTGGTGATACTACACCAGTTCCATTGAATGTAGTCTTTCCTATTATTTCAATATTACCTCCTACAATAGAAGCGATTGTGTTTCCATCACGAGATACACTAACAACATCCGATTGAATCTGTTCATTAGATATTAAATCAAAATCTAATGTAGTTGTTTGGAGAGATGTATCTATTTGTGGGTCGGTTTTAACGAGACAATGTTTTAGTTCCCTAAATTTAACTTCGAGTCGTATTTCTTGAAAGCACATAGCACAAAGGGGTATAGATAATTCGGGTTTACGATAAAAGTAAAAAGGTATATCTACAAACAACTTTCTAGTTGTGGTAGCAGGTCCTAAGTGGCCTAAAATAACTCCACTTGACACTGGTACATCGGATGTTCTATCCGGATATTTACCTATCAGTTTTTCGAGTGCTTTTTGTTTAGACTGAGTGTAATTTTGTTCTGAATAAATTTGAAGATAATCACCTGGTATATGCTGAACCTTTTCGTCTCCAATATACATATCGACGTATTCAATTATACCATGACCAATTGACTCAATGTAACCAATACGTGTCAAATCGGAACCCGCAATCTTATCCAACTCTATTTCTAAGCTCACTGTCTTAATAAGATCACCTTGATCCTTGGGTATAGTTATACTGACAGTTCTTCCAAATTCTATAGAGTTATCCATATCCAATTTAACAAACTGTGTAGTGTAGTTTGTATGTTTTCGAAATAACTGAACAAAGTACGAGTAATCTGGGTTATCAGTAAAATATACGTCCTGAACACCCCTCGTTGTAAGCTGAATTCTTCCAGCCATTACTACTATACACCGTTAAAATTTTAAACCCGCAAGACCGCTTTCGATGTGCAACAAATTGTAATTAATTGCATAGATTTTTAGTGTTACATTTGCGTCATTAGATTCTATGTCAACAGTCATGCGTTTATGAAATATTCTACTCATGTTAACATGACCACTTGGGTAATGTGATTCAGGGTATTGTGCAAAACTATAAACACCAAATGGTGATTCGTCTTCCGAACAGTTTATATGGTAAAGTAAAGGTTGTTCGTATGTTAAAAAAATATGGTCACAATCAAATACATTCATGTCGTTAAAATCGAGTTTGACATTTTCGATTTTGTGATATGCAGTACCTTTTTTTGCTACGAATAGAAGTTCTTTAACGGGATGTCTAAAATTAATCATGAATGTTTTTTGTGTTTCACTTGGTTTAAAGTTAACTTGTGAAACCTGTACTTGTGATATCATGTATTGAAGAGGTAGAGACTGTAAATATAACCTTTCTTCGTCACTTACAAATACAAACTCCGTGTCGAGAGACATATTCAATATTTCACCTTCAACACCTGAAGAAGGTATAGCACCGTTTATAATATCGGTGAGGTTTCTTAACTTCAATACTACTTCCACTTGTTGTTTAGATAATGCAGATGTCGGTATAGCAAGAGAAGTTACACGGTTAAAATAAAATGGGAGATCTATGAAAAAGGTGTGTTCACCTGTGAAATCAAATACCTGACTTCCATGACCATTGAGAAAATAAAGAGTTTGTTCTATATCATCGATCGTATTGTATAATTGTTGATGCATATACATATATTCACCTGTAAGACGTTGAATTAATTGTCCACCTATGTATAGGTCGGCAGTTTCTATCAGGTCGGTACAAAATGACGGTTTGAAATTTAATTTGTTTCCTTGTCCGTCAGTGGGGGCGGTCAGTAAAAACTTTACAGTCATACTCTTTACCAAATCACCCTTGTTTTGTGGAATTTTACAGCGTAACTCTTCACCATACCCAACGGTACCATCAAACGGTGTTTCAATTTGCTCTAAAGCAAACTTTGTATGTCGCTTGAACGTTGTCAGGAAATAGGAAAATTCAGGATCACCTGTAAGCCACTGATCCTGAACACCCGTCACTGCAAGTTTTACAGCTCCGGACATATCTAATATGTGTGAGTAAAATATTCTCAAATAAAACGGGACACTAATGTAGATGAATCTTCAGTTGAAGAAGTTCAATCCTGCGACTATGACAGATGATCGCGTGTGTGTATTTATAGGAAAACGTAATACAGGTAAATCAACTCTCGTAAAAGACATCATGTATCATAAAAAGCATCTTCCTGCGGGTATAGTTCTCAGTGGTACAGAAGAAGGGAACCATTTCTATTCCGAATTTATTCCAGACCTGTTCGTTTATGGCGACTACGACAGAGAGGCTATAGAGAGGGTGATGGCTAGACAACGTAAACTTGTAGGTGCTGGTAAAACCAATTGTGGTGCTTTTATGTTACTAGATGACTGTATGTATGACTCAAAGTTCCTTAAAGATACTTGTATACGTCAATGTTTTATGAATGGTAGACACTGGAAGATATTCTTTATGCTCACTATGCAGTACGTAATGGATTTACCCCCAGCACTTCGTGCTAACGTGGATTACGTCTTTATTTTGCGAGAGAATATCATACAAAATAGAGAGAAGCTTTACAAATCCTTTTTTGGGATTTTTCCTACCTATGATATGTTTAGTAAGGTCATGGACGCTTGTACCGAGAATTATGAATGCCTTGTGTTAGACAACACAGTCAAGAGTAATCGTATTCAAGATTGTGTATTTTGGTATAAAGCAACACTTCGAAAAAATTTTAGAGTCGGTGGTCCAGAGTTATGGGCAGCTCATAGGAAAATGTATAATCCCAAATACCTATCTCAACAAGAAGCTGATGCAAAAAAAGCCACAAAGAAAACCGCGTTAACCATTACGAAGAAGAAATAACCAGGCTGCGTGTTTATCTATTACTAAAAAACATAGATCAATACTAAATGACGGACATCCGTACTATGAATTTATCTGACAATTCCGACGCCGGTATGGTTCAGCTTAATCCATCGACGTCTTTTATTACGCAGAATAATGAAGAAAAAAATGTCAGTGAAAATAAAGTTACTATGGACTCTACACCTATTTCCGAATTAATGGGACAGCCCGACCCTATGGAGGCTCAAATGATGGCACCCCCTACCATGGCCTCTCAGATGCCTTCTCAGGTTCCTATGCAGATGCAGATGATGGCTGCCTCTCCCCAACCTGTCATGAATGAAACTCCCACAAAGTCCCCTGAGTCCAAGAACCCTTTTAATCTTACCGATCAACAGTTACAGGCTCTTCTTGTTTCTGCTTGTACAGCCGCGGCGATTAGCACACCTGTACAAGAGAAGCTCGCTACGATGATTCCTCAGTTTCTGAACGACGCTGGTCGTCGAAGCCTTATTGGCCTTGGTGCCACTGGTCTTGTTGCAGCTATTCTGTTCCATATTAGTCAGACGTATGTTCTTAAGGCTTAAGGAACTTGTTCCCAACCCATATTGCTGTAGATCGATTTGTCTACACCCATGAAATATGTAATACACGCTCCAATTATGAACGCGGCTAGAAATAAGAGACTCACTTCCAAGCTCTTCCTTCTATCCTTCCCATAATCTTTGATTTGCCCCTTTAATGTTTTAACGAGACGAGATAGACCTTCTACAAGAATGAAAGCGATGATAGTCGAAGAGAAGAAGAAACCCTTATCGACAGCTAACTGAGGAACTTGACCAACAATTAATCTAAGCATGTTTGGTATAACAATGGTCATCAGAGCTAAGTTCGCATGATAGTTCCTGGTGTATATAGGAACCATCGTTATCGCATAGACGATTATCCACATGAACACCGCAGTGAAAACTGTTGACACTGGTGTTTTCATTTGGTGTATACATAGATTATTTATCCTGGACATGCATACCACAGAAAGGTGTTTCGGTTGGAATGGATTCATAAATGTTCAAACGTATACAGTGATCCTTTAGTCTGTTGTAGGTTTCCCAATATTTTTTGGAATGATCAAATTCACTTACTAAAGAATGTGCAAGTTCGTGGATCAATACATGAAAGATTTCATTCACCTCACCATCTATACATAATCCAATCTCCGCACCCTTATTGAGATTGTAACCAACCGTACCCCTTAACCTATGATGGGCTGTTATGGGTATCGGATGTTTCAGTTTTTCGAATTCTGTACCTTCTACATTTTCGTGTAGAGTCTTGTACCTCTCTTTGACCAACCTCAACTTCATGGGTTCAGTTGTAGTCATGTATAGGTATACATTAATGATAAGCAGCAAAACCACTGCTATCATTTTCTATATACAAACATAAATTTACTGTACAACTCTGAGATGTGACTTCCTGATAAGTTTTCCCATAGAGTTAGACTAAACCCATTTGACTCTAGTTCATTAATAAGATGATCTCGATACGCAACAGGTTCAGCTTTTGGACCATCTGAATAATATGGTGTATCAGTGAGATGTACAAAAAGTTTTTCACCAAAGCCCCCGTTACCATGTTCCTTCAATTTGAAAAAATTACCCATCTCATCTTGTAGCGGTGTCCTCATGATAATCTTTTCAGAATCCGGGATAATCCCTATGAGTTTTCCACCAGGTTTCATTCTTTTCTTGATTTCTCGTATCGAATCCTTGAACAATTTCTCAGACGCAAATATATAGTGTAAGGAAAAGTTGAAACATACCACGTCGTATCTTCTGTTAGGACAATTGAAGATATCGCCATGATAAAAGTTCACACGGATCTTCAAATTCTTTGCTCTAGATTTTGCTTCTTCCAGGGACTTTTCATCTGGGTCACACATACTTATATTAGCCCCCGCATGACGCCATTTTTGAAGATCACCCCCACAACCACACCCAACATCAAGTATAAGATCTCCGTTAACAGTTGCTTTTTGGATAAGATCTTTCTTGAAAGTGTTATGAGCTTTTCGTATATCTTCCATATCATCATAACGAAACAAAAGCTTAAATAACTTAGGTTACAAAGAACTTAAAGTTTTCGTGTATAGTATCAATATAATGGGTTCTCTTGAACAAGATTATACTACCGTTCCCGGTCAGATTTACGCGTGTCTCTCTATCGTTGGTCCCGAATGCCCACAGAAGAATTCACAGTTTGGTATTAAGATCAGGGGTTGCTTCAACACTCGCCCAGAGGCTGAGAGCCATGCCAAGCGTCTCCAGAAGGAGGATGCGACTTTTGATATCTACGTCGTCGATATGTACAAGTGGCTTCTGATTCCTCCTGATCCTGCGAAGATTGAGGACGTTCATTATACGAACGAGAAGCTTGAGGAGCTTATGCAGGGTTACAAGGAGAACCAGGCTGCAGCCGTCAAGATGTTTGAGGAGCGTAAGCGTGACATGATTGAGGGGAAGAGTCACTTCAAGCCTGGTGATGAGAACTCTAAGTTTTACAACAAGCCAGATGAAGCTCCTATCAGTCATCCAGCCGAGGTACTAGAACGTCTACAGAAGGAGAATCCTGATACTCCCATGGAAGATCTCGTAAAGAAGGCCGACGAAATCGTAGCTGAAGAGATGAAGGAGAGGCAGGCAAAGCGTGAGGCCGACGCGAAGGCGGCTGAGAACCTTGAAACTGTCAAGGAATAATATAAAATGTCTATACCTATTAAGAATGTTCAGTGTGTTGATTAATATCATCACACTCCTCATCGTATTTTTTGTAGCGTACTTCTTTTTCACATCACCTGAGATTGTCAAAAAGAAGATGAATACAGCTTCGGAAGTTTTAGCCGCACAACTTAAGGACCCTGTGGTCACAAGTCGTGCGTATTTTACTGATCGAAAAAGGGGTTCAACTGGTGAATTCGTTGGTAACTTTCCCTGGAGTGAGAAGGAATGGATATATGGTTATCCACTTAGCCAGGCCTGAGAATCACAGGTTGCATCGTTTTGCCCATAAAGAATCCTAGTAAAAAGACAACAAATCCTACGATCCATGTCGTTTTATCAATGTTTGCAAAAAAATCAACCTTTGGTTGCTGAGATTGATACATGGGAGGAGGCATCATCATCATGGGGGGTGGAGCTTGTTGATAATACTCATGATCCTGTTCCGGTTCTTGATCCTGAATATGCTCATCCTTGTTAAAATCTATGGGATTGCCAATGTCTGCTTCCATTTCTATAATTGTTTTTCATTTTTTTAAGTGGAAATTACTC